TTATCACCACCGACTATTTGCAACAGTGCCCTTTAAAATACAAGGGATGACTCTTAATCCCACTCAATCCAGTTGTAGACGATACGAAGTGACGGGCGCACAGCGGCAGTCACATCTTCGGTACTAAAGTCGATTGCATCACTGTAGATTTTGCAGTCCAACATTTCAATTGTTGTAGCAGCTTTTGTCACAGCGTTAACCCCGGAAGATTTGGATTCAGGGGTAGCAGCCATCGTGATATCAACATAGTCCTTCGCCGCAATGCGATCTTTAATGAACTGAAGAATATCGCCTTCGATAGTCTCCACGCACTGGACCTGGATTTCCCCAGAGTTTCGAATTGGACCGTGCTGGTTGAACTTCACACCATTCGGACCATAGTCCTCCACATCCTCGCGGGTCATTTCAGGAATTTGCGACGTGCGAACCAGTACGCTGATATCTTCATGGCCTGCAAAAGTGAGCTGGAATTCAGAAGATACCAGTCGTTCGCCTTTGGCCGCGTTGGCAGTATAGCGGCCCTTAATAAATTTACGGTTTCCCTTAGTGTTATTGTGCCCCATATAAAATCCTTTTACTGGAACGCCCGAACAATATCGGAGCTGTTATATATCGAAGAACCGGTCAACTGGAGGTTGACGGTGTTTTTCAGGAAATGTCCATTGCTGTCCCTGGGCGCATCGAGATCGAAACTTATGTCCTGGATAGCGACATCAATGATGTTGATCCGGCGACCAATGTTTAGCGTCACACGCTCCGGGATTCGACCACCAATACTGGCATCTTTAAGTTCCGGGCTAATCATCGCTGACAATGCGGCGATAGCTCCTGAAACCTCCGTGAATGGGTCAAACAAAGCGATGAAAGTTACTGGCAGCGTGAAAGTCGGCGGTGTTCCCCCTTCCCAAACCATTAAGCTGTTCCAACGGGCAACCGACGTTGTTTCAGTACCAACCTGCGCAAAACCACTGAAGGCACCAGCAACAGATCCCATGGACATACCGGTAAACGGCGCTTCCCAATTCTGGGCCATGTTCATTGCCGCTCCCTGGCTGATATATCCGGTAACCTGGTACTGAGAGTTCGTTAAAGTAACTTTCAGATATGGCGATACACCGTCAGCCTGGCTGTAAACCCCATAAGGAATAGGTGCCATTCAAGTTAAAGGCCGGAGTTCTCCGGCCTCCTCCTTTAGCCAAGGCGCTTACGGCGCAGTTTCATTGACTTTTTGCGGGCAAGTTTTGCCGCGCCGGTCTGGGCTTTTCGACGCGCTTTTTTCAGCGCCGATTTTTGAGCCGCAGTCAGACGTTTTTTACGCAGGCGTTTACGGATGAGTTTGATCTCACCGTTACGAACAACCTTCTTAAATGCTTCAGTCAGCATTTCATCAGAAGTGCCAGCAACAACAAACGCCGCTTCCAGTTCGTCGCGGTCGTCGCTATCTAAACCAGCGATAGAGGCACCAACATCAGCAGCTGCGTCGTCGTCTTCATCGTCAGCCAGTGCTTCGATCAGGTCATCATCTACACCGCATGCTGCGAGGAAGTCAGCAACATTTGCCCATGCTTCGTTATAGGCATCGTCCTGTTCTTCTGTAACTTCGGAGTCGTCGTCATCAGAGATACCAGCGATAGCCTGAACGAAACCATCAAGGGAGTCGAAAGTCAGATCACCGCTATCAGCCCAGGCGAAAACGGCGTCGGCCGCATCACTCAACGCATTTTGCATAGCACTTCGATTTGCAGCTTCCAGAATCATCTGGTGCGCCTGTTCGACGGTCCATTCTTTACCGTCTTTCCCTTCCAGGATTTGCTCAGGAGCCTGGGCAGATGGAACGTTATCGTTAGTCTGTGCCGCCGGTTCCGGATTATTATTAATAACCGGATCTGTTGGCGGTTCAGCGCTTGCTCGGGCAGACTCCATCAGCTGCACAGGATCAGAGTTCAAAGCGAAACGAGACAGTCCATTCCCCAAAAATGCCCCGGATTGAAAAAAGTTTTTGCTCATTGTATTCCCTTACTTAATAAGCAGCGGTACGCCCTGGATACGACGGGCTACGCCAGTCGGGCAGCAGGCCCAGACTACTTCCCATTTATCGAATTCCGCCTGCGTAACTTTCAGCACATACGGTTCTGTACCGTCAGCATCAGGATCACGAGGAGCCACCAGAGCGCCGGAGGCGACAAAGCGATCTAAAAGTTTGGTCATCCCTTTAGTCAGGCCAGCCGCAGTAATACCGTCCGGGCTATGCTTCATCTGTCGGGCTAACTGGACAAAGAAACGGCTGATTGCATTCATCAGGGATGGGACGTGCTGGAAGTGCAGATAGTTATCCTGCGTGCAGCAAGTTAAAGCATCGTCGATGATCATCTGGCCAGAGGTGCCAACAGATACTTTATTGAGACGGCCCTTGACCATTGCTTCTTCGTCCGGGGTATCTTCCGGATACAGCGGTTGAATTGACGCACGAGCAATGACGGCACGTTCTTCACCAGCCGGTGAGTAATGCCAACCGCCGACATCAGAGTTTTTCTTGACGCCACGAGCTTTCGCCGCATACGCCACGCCAGACAGACCAAAGACCACACGGGATTGGGTCCATTTGTCTTTGCAGGAGAACGGGTAGTGATAGACAGCACAGCTTACATAATCGGTACCAAGTAAACCGGTATCTTCAACAGCAGAGATCGCTTCCGTGTACGTCAATGTCGGTTTGACATCAAAGAAGCCATCAATCAGGCGATCTGCACAGATTTTACCTAATGCGGTGATAGCCGCATTGTCATAGCAGCCCAGGCCAAGAACAGCGGTGTACATGTACGGCGCATTATTCAGCACTTTAACCGCACGCAGGTACGCAGCGGTTGAGATTTTCGACTGATCGCCGTTGGTACCGCCAGTGAACGCCAACGATTTTTTGTTTGTTACTTTCGCTGTCGAAATCAGCTCTTCATTAACAACCGCGCGCAGATATTTAGAACGGGCTTCCAGAGCCGTAGGCAGATAACACAAGCGGCCCATGTCATCTTTCGCTTCTTCCGCCAAAGACACAGTGTGTGTCTCCAGGGTCGTTACCACGCCGAGCGAAGTCGTCTGGGTCAGTTTTAAGAGGAAGCGTTCATTACCCGCGCTGTCCGCTGTTGCCGTTTCGATGGTTAACTCACGGGTAGGTGAAATACACGGATCACCATCATCAACGTAGATAGCAAAGGCTTCGCCACTATCAAGTTCAATTTCAGAACCGTATGGCAACGCACTGTAAGCCGGTTCGCCTGATTCATCGAACATAATAATCGGGAACTTCGCATCATCCGGAACAGCGCGAACAACATAACCAGACGTTTGCTGAATAGCTTCGTATACATGGCGAATTGGTTCGAACTGTGAGCCGGAAGACGGCTTCAGCGGTTCGCCGAGAACATCTTCGTAATTGGACTCAGTAACCGCAAGAACAGTAAACGGCTTGCCACGCGCAAATACGCCAATACCAGCCCATAAGCTGCTATTTAATGCAACACCGGTAGATAACGTCGCATCGGCATTGATCGGGCTAACCGCGACGCCGGATGCATTACCTAATGACTGTTGAATTGAATATTGAGACATAACTTTCCCTGTTATGCGCCCCGCACGGGGGCGCTATGTTAAACGGAGAACTTCCCCTGATTACTCAGAGTCACCGGCATCAATCGTGTCGCCGCTAATGAAGTTAAGCCCGCCTTTTTTGGCCATTGTCAGCGTTACACGAGTGAAGTAATCAGCGCCGTTGCGTGGGTGCATATCGTTGATAGCCGAACCCCACAGCGTGGTACGGTTGACCAGCGCCGGAGTGGTCGGATGCTGGAACGGGATGGCCGGGACAGCATCACCAGTCACGAAGCCTGCTTTACCCGGATTTTCATCACGGACGTAGCACAGCACATCCATCGAGCTGAACTGAATGTTCTCTGTCGTTAAGTTCTTACAAATACCAGCAGGTACTTCGTACACTTTCACGTTACCGAACAGGGTACCGATGTAGTGAACATACGGAGTCTGGATATAGTCTTCGGCTGGCTGGAAGAAATCCTTCGGCAACTGTTTGAAGAAAGATGCTGCATCAGCACCAGCAAACATCCCCATCGCACCAGAAGATTTAACGCGCTCAATAATGTCGCGATATACAGTCTGGAATTTGCCACGAATGATGGTTGCCCATACATCAAAGGACTGGTTAACCGGCAGAGCGATGTCAAAGGTGTCGGTCGCAAGAGTACGCCAGATCATGATGCGAAGACGCAGCATATCCTGTTCATGAGACAGGTATTCCTTCAGGGTGCGGAACTGTAGGGAACCCAGGTCCAGACCAAATTCACGCTGTGCTTCATACGCCGCCTGTACCGTGTGCTCAGCCGCGATAACGAACTGGCTTGGGAACAGGGTGTATTTCTTCATTTCGTGGTTGATCAGCGGGATCAGCTCAGGAGCGGCTTCAATATTGATTTCCGTCTCAATTGCGATCTCAGTGCCTTTATCCGGCGCTTTGGAGAACGACAGGGCAATCTGACCAATGTTGTAGTTCAGAGAGCAGGTAACAGTGATTTGCTCACCAGCAGCATTAGTAAACGAGTGAAGTAGGCTGCCGGAACCGTTATCAACAACAGACTTAATACGGTTAACGTAGATATTAGTGCGACCTTTTCGGATTGGTACATTCTGGCCTTCGAAGTCTTCCATCTTGAAGGTTGCGGTTTTGCTGGTGCCATCGGAGCTTGCCACCAGCACATAGCGGCGGCGTAACTGGCTGTACACACCGACGGATTGCATGTCCAGAACATCACCAGCAGCATAAGAACCAAAAGAGGAACCTGCCACGTTAAAGACTTCATAGATGTCGGACTGGTCACGCGTAACCGGAATGAAGGTACACGCATCAGCGGTAGCTGCCCCCAACTGAACAGGCAGGATCATCGCGAGGAATAAAGGCAGACGCATAACACCGTCAGAAACGCTCATCATCTCTGCTGCGACGGATTCCAGCATCGCTTTATTAGTGGCATCCATGCTATTGCGGGTGGACTCAATCAGGCAGTTTTCCAGCGTCTGGTGGCAGGAGGCCAGAATTTCCGGACGCGGCATAGATTTATGTGCTGCGGCGTAGTCAGCCAGTGCACTTGCCCACGCTGTAGCGATTTGAGCGGTGGCATTATCAGAGATACCCGCAAAAACCGGGTCTTTACGTGCAGCTTCAAGGATAGATGCGGCACGCGCGGCATCATCTTTAATGAATTGGTTATCAGTACCGAACTGCGCAGTGCTTGCCCAGCCAAGCACAGCTTTAGAGCGTTTTGCGATATCTGCAATACGATTCTGGTATTCGCGTAAGTTACTCAATTTACTCTTCCTTAAACACAAGGCACTTGTGTGAATCCCTTTTCGGAAGAGATTTTATTGAAAGTCACTTGTTGACTTTCTCGCTAAAAGTAATTTTTTAAATTTTTTGTGCGGGGGAGGGGGGCAAGTAAAACAGGCGTGAAATCGTGGGAATTTCAGTCTGAAATTTTCCATGAATATCTATATATATCATATATTTATACATGAAATAGGCGCGGGACATTTTAGACAGGGGAGGGGGCTAAAGCCGCCTCCCACCAGCGGGATTATTCCCCAGCAGACATTTTCCCAATGATTTTTTTTATTGCTTCGTCAATTTCAGTTTGCACTTCAGACGGGAGTCTGGAGAACTCGTAGGCGACAACCCGTTTTTTCGGATCGGACTTCTTTCGGGCATATTGGCGACGGTCAGAGAAGTCTCGCAGCTTCTCAACCACCACAGATTTAACCGGCGCGGGCTTCAGGCTTTTGCTTTCCGCTTTGAAGATAGCCAGTATCTTCGCTTTATCCTCTTTCGCGCCCTCAGTCTCTGCAATTCGTTCGCGCACCGTATCAACCAGCTCTTCAATCGGCACGCTTTTAGCGTTAGCATCCTCGGCGATCTGGAGCAGTAACTGGTAATCTGGAAGGGCGAGATCGCTGGCTACGGGGAAGACAGCAATCATCTCATCCGGCACCGCGGCAGCCTGGAAAGCTCGCGTCACTTTTGCCTTTGAGATGTTCTCAGCTCGGGCGATCTCTTCTTTGGTCATATTCTTACCGTACATAACCTCGAAGCGTTTACCCAGCTCGCGCAGAGTGTGTTCGCGGGCTGTCTGGATATCAATGGCCAGCTGGCGGGCATCCGCCAGGCTGATCTCATCTTTCGTCACCAGAATCTCAAATTTCGTTTCATTGAAGATACACGCAGCGCGGCGACGCGATCCGTCCAATACCTCAATGCGCTCCCCAACCATACGACCGATAGCCGGGAAGAACTGTTGCAATTTAATGGTGCGGGAAATATCGCTTACCGACTCAGGGGTGAGCAGAGACTGATCGCGGCCGTTAACTGCCGGGTCAACGAACGTGCGCGACTCAATCTCACCACTCAGCACGACGGTAAGCAAGAATTTAGCCTGGCGGCCAGATTTTAGGGTAAAGGTTTTGGTGCCTTCACTGCCTTCAAGCATGCGAGCAAACTCGGAGCTATTCTTGCCCAGCACTCGTCCACGGGAAACTATTTTTTTCATGCCGCCTCACCCCTAACAAACTCAATTCGATCAAACACAGCCTTAGTGAAACGCTCGGCCTCGGTTCGTGCCTTCTTCAGCGCCTCTGCACTGCCTGGATACGATTGCGGGTTGGCACTGATTACGGTGTCGAAAGACTCGCCGCATCGCTCAAAGCCATCCAGACGAGGCAGAGAAGAGTCCAGAATGTTGCTGGCGTAAACCTCACGCGCAAGGCTGTGTGATGTCTCGTGATCGCGCTTGCCGGTCATCTTCGACATAAAACCAATGCTGGCGCTCAAACGCGGTTCTACGCCTTCCTCCTCCAGTTGCTCCAGCATTTCTGGCAGACGGGTGAGATATTTCAGTGTTGAGTGGAAGTCAACCTGGGCTGGTGGGGTAGGGGTAAGCAGCAAATCGCTGGCCGCCAGACCGTTGAGCAGGAACGGATCCAGGTGTGGACCGGTATCAATAAAGATAAAGTCATAATCATCCGCAACACGATCAATGATATTGCGTCGAAGGATTTCGTACTGATTTTGTCCGGGAAGATGCTCTTCAACCAGCTCTTTCCATTGGCTGGCAACAAAGCCATCGTCGATAGAGGCTGGAATCACGTCTACGCCAGGAACGATGGTCGGACGAATCACCTCTTTGCGTAGCGTCTCCGCGTCCAGGTCGTTCAGCATCGCCTGCGCGGCGGTTTCCAGGATGGAACCAATACTGTGAGTATGGTCGAGGAACATTGTGCTGGATGCCTGAGGGTCAAGGTCAATTACCAGAATGCGCAGATCGTGACGCAGTAAATCCTGATGCACACGCAGAGCGTGCGCCAACGTGACTGTGGAAACCGTTTTGGATACGCCACCCTTCAGGTTTACGACAAAAATAACGTAAGGCGATTTGTGAATGTCGCGATATTTGGGGATCTTACGGTGGGCATAGATATCAATGACGTTCTGGATGGTCAGCGCGTACTGTTCAACGTTACCGACCTGTTTCTTGTTGAACTGGTACCCATCATCTTCCATCTCTTTGATGGCCTGCTCCACAATACGGCGGCTCAGCTTCGGCAACTTTGCCACAGCGTTACGAGTGAACGTCTGATAATACTCGGTCTGATTGAACTCTTTGCGCTGATCTTCAATATCCTGACTCATGGCCTTAAGTAATGCGCTTGCACGAAGAGCTATGGTGCCGACACCGCCGTAATCGCGTTTCATCATCATCTCCTTATCATTTCGTATGAGTGAATTGTACGTTTGATTCTGCTACGTGCAACTTTTTTTGATTCGTGCGTCAATTATTGCACGTAAAGAAATGGCGATGTGGCTATTAGATGTGTGCTGGAGGGATGATGCAGGACCAGAATGTGCGATAGAGGGAAGTCGCATTAAATTATGTGCTGTGGAGGGATCGCTGGTATCAAATATGTGTGCTGGAGGGAAAGGCAGAGAATTACATGTGCACTGGAGGGAAAAACGGATGGACAGATGTGTGCTGGAGGGAAAGTCTGGGCAAACTGCGGGGCGTCCCCCTCCAGCGCACATCAAAAACAGGAAATTAGACAAGCCTTCCCGGCAGCACACATTTTTTTAATGCAGCTTCCCTCCAGCACACACTTATTCTGGGAGTTTCAGCTTTGGATTGCGAGAATGGACGATTACAAAACTTTCCCGGCCTTTCTTCTCAATTGAACAGTCGAGATAGCCGATTGTTTTAAGCTGTTCTATCGCTTTCTTAATGATACGGTTTTGCTCGCCAACAGCTGACTGCAAAGCCAGGCGCTCACGGATTCGGGCGAAAGATAGCGGCAACGGATTCTGCGGAAGGCTTTCGATGAAAGTGTAAATGGCTTGTGCAGCTTCTTTCTTCGGAAGGGCACGCAAGGCGTGGTGTTGCAACAGAACGCGATAATCAAGCTGGAACAGCTCCCACAGCTTCGAATCAGCCTCCAGCTCTATCAGATCAAGGTCAGCATCAAAACGACCGACCTTTAGCAGACCAGTCTGATAGCCGCCTTTAGCATCTTTTCCGCGCTTAAAAGCGATACCCTTGTTACGTAAGCGTCCAAGTGATTCATGAATGGTTAAACGCAGTTTCGCATCCAGACGTTTTGAGGGGAAACCACAGGCTTTAGCGAATTCCTGAAACGATAACTGGATGGTGTTTGAGGACAAGCCGTATTTGCTGAACGCGTAGATGACACCGATCCACGTTTTGAAATCAGTATCCATATCGAGTCGAGGACCGGTGATTTTAATATCATCGTAACCCTCGGCTTTAGCTATCTCCAGCTGGGAAAACGCTTTGGTGGCATCAATCTCTTTACTTTCTCCTTTGCTCTTTGATGGCTTCGGAACGAATACCCCCAAGCGCATCAATGCTACAGGCTGGACAGTGTTGTTTGAATTAACTGTTAGTTCTTTTGCCTTACTTTCAATGTCTGCGTAAAGAATATCGGAGATAAATGATTGATTCATATTACTTTTTCCGAATTGTGTGGATAGTTTTTATAAGTGGTGATAACTACCCAGGCTTTCCCGTCAGCACACATCCTATATCCCGCCAGCACACATTAGCAACCCGTCAGCACACATTTTTATCCCTCCAGCACACATCGTTTTCCCTCCAGCACACATCGCGATACACTTCTAAGCCAGACGTGGCGCGGCCTGCAACGATCAGGGATCTATATGGATCTAATTGGGATCTGTATGGACCTAATTATTGGATCTACCCAGTGGATAATGTGGATAAGTGAAAAACCGGCCAACATAGCCGGTTGGAAGGAAGGGTATTATTCTACGCTTTCGATAAGAAGACCATGTTCATAGCATTTAAGCTCATCGCCTTCATACAGGAACTGGTATCCAATACCACCATATTCAGGCACATTAGGGAATAACTCATCACTTACCGAAGAACAAATCACACCAATGCAGCGATCAACGCCTTCTCGTTCTTCAGTGCTGAAAAAATCCTCTTCGGTAAGAACATGAGTGCATTGCTCATCAGCATAGGTCGGAAATACATGCTCGATGCAATCCGGGTGTTTTAAACCAAGCTGATCGGCAAGCTCGAAAGCATGACGGTATTGTTCAGATCCTGGCTTGCCAACAGTGATTTGCTCAATTTTGTAGATTGAAGTCGCTTTGTTGATAGTTTGCTTTACTGTTACTTTATCAGACATAAAAATCCCTTTTAGTTACCACTGATAGCGTGGTTGTAATCATTAACGTTGCGATTCTTCCTGTTAATCCCCATCAGCATCGTTTCTGTATCAAGGATATAGGCTGGCAGATCATCAAAATATTCACTGCTAAACTCTGGCATCCTGCACATAAACGCACTTTTGGGGGCAGGGTGATTAACCTTTGTCGGCGTCGGCGTTAAATTCGCTGATCGACTCCCGGAGCAACCGCTGAGTGTCAACAGGAATGCGCTGGCGAACACTACCCGACGCAACCAGTTGTTTCTGAACTTCAGCTTTTCGTTCCATTTGCCTGTCAGCATATTTGGCTTGTTCTGATTCATTTTTCACTTCCTGGCTGTGAAAATGTTGCTCTGCTTTGTTCATCGTCTCAATGGTCTGGTTAAGATCCATTATTGACTTATCACGTTCCTTAACAGCCTGATCAAGACTGCCAATTTTCTCCATGGCTTGCTTTAGCTGATGACGTTCCCATGCAAACCCAGCACCAACAAGTGCGCAAATCAGAACAAGAACACCAGTAGCAGCAAGTTTCTCCTTCAAAGACAAAGCTGTTTTTAACGTAGAAAAGAATGACATGTCTTCCTCCTGAAGAAAAATTATCAATGAAGTCCTTTGTTACTGTGCCGCTTTGTTTAATTCATCAAGAACAGAATCAGGAACCAAAGCGGCAACTGCGCTGGCTGTGCTGGCCTTATTTGCTGATGCTTCCGCAAGCGCGGTACCGATAGCATGGTTATAAGCAGTTATGGCTACGTTGGCGCTTTCATTCGCTCGTTCATACTGCTGTTGTAACGCAGTTGTGGGCGCTGTTGTCTGGTTGAAAACAACCCCAAACTGTTCAGTTGCTACTTTCAGAGATTCAATTTGCTCTTCTGTTAGTGCTGGTGGGGGAGTGGCAGTGCCGCCGCCTGAACCAGAGCCTGACGAGCTTCCTGAGCCAGTGTTAAGGGTCTGGTTAATCTCCCCCATAGCAGCAACTAAACTTGATGTATTAAGCGCGTTTACAGCGTCCTCAAGCGATTTAGTAATAGTCACATCACCAATGGCAATAGAGATCGGCAGTTCTGAAACTTCTCGCTCATTAGCACGGCAGTAAACATCCCAACCAATATCGAGTTGAAGCAGCATTGACAGATCTGCATAACCAGCCAACAGGTCCGCGTGCTTAGTTGCCAGTTCGACAATGTTCGTTAAGCCTGTTGTGGTTGTTCTGATCGTTGAAACATAACTGGTAATAGTGTCGGGATAGACAATTGTATCCAAAATTAATCCGATCAATTCTTCTGCAAGCTGTTTTGCCGTGTTAGCACTGTTTCGTGCCGATGTTATGGCACCAAGTGTTTTCATCCCACCGGCTGCGGCCAATTTTTTATATGCGGATAACTGGTAGTCTTTTTCCAGCATGATATCTCCTAACTTACCTGAACTAGGCCGTCTCCGGACGCTACGGTAGATCCGCATGAAACAGGGTCACCAACGCATACGATCCCTTTACCATTGACGGTAAACCATGCCCTGGTTGATATAGCTTGCCCACCGTGCGTACTGTTTCCATCGGTATGCTGTGCATATTGCTTACCATCAACTAACACTTCGACTCCGTTGACTTTAAGTAGTGGTTCACTCTCTACAGGAGGCCTGGATGGGAATCCTCCGTGCCCCGAACAAATGCTGTCTTTTGTTGCAATACTTGCCACGTCGTCACCAATGATTTGCTCTGATTTTCGTTATTTTAACTTAGGTTATTTGTGGTCTGTATGGCGTTTACTTATTACAAAATTGCTCTAATAAATATTGTTTTTTATATCGTGTTTTCGGTACCATTCAGCCATCGCCCTTCAATGGGCATTTGTTTGGAGTCGTCAGATGCAGATGGAGCTAATAAGCCGCAAGGAGTTCGATAGCCGTGTAACCAGCGGTGAACTCGACAACTTGCAGGCTATCAAGGTGAAAGAAGGCTTTTGCCTCATTGGGAATCAGAGCGGAACAAATCGCGTTTTTATGCTTCGCCGTACGGATTTGAAGCCATTTGTCTGGAAGAACGAAATTGGTCCCAGCTCATACGCTCAAACGAGGGGGTGCCACAACTTGGCCTTTTTCTACAAAGACGAGCTTTCTGTGGTTGATATTCAAGGGTTACAACATGTTTAAGCACTGGAAAAATATTACTATTTATAAACTTTCTCGTGAGGCGGATCTGACCGACTTAGAAGATAAAAAGAAAATGATCCTTTTCACGCCATGCGGTAGTCAGGATATGGCCAAGTTCGGTTTTGTATCGCCATTTGGTGATAATTCCGAAGTTATCGCTATGCATGGAAATGGTTTTATCCTTGTTGAAGCAAAGCGCGAAACAAAAATTCTTCCCCCGCCGGTTATCCAGCGAGCTATTCAAGAAAAAATTGAAAAACTTGAGCAAGAACAAGCGCGTAAACTGAAGAAAACAGAGAAGGACTCCCTGAAAGACGAAGTTCTGCATTCTCTTCTGCCACGGGCTTTTTCAAAGTTTTCTGTTATCCAGGCGATCTACGACGGTTCAACTAAACGTATCTATATCAATGCCAGCGCGCGGCAGGCAGAGGATATGCTCGCGCTTATGCGTAAGTCTCTGGGTTCTCTTCCTGTTGTGCCACTAAGTGTTGAAAATCCCATTGAGTTAACGCTGACCGACTGGGTACGTGATGCTAGTGCTCCACAGGGATTTCAAATGGGGGATGCGGCAGAACTTAAGGCAGTGCTTGAGGATGGCGGTATCGCCCGAGTGAAAAAGCAGGATTTGGGAAGCGATGAAATTTCCACACACCTGGAAGCTGGCAAGCTCGTCACTAAGTTGGCACTCGACTGGCAGAACCGCATTAAATTTACACTGGACCATAACTTCAGCATTACCAGCGTCAATTTTGCGGATGAATTGCTTGAGCAGAACTCTGATATTGATAGTGAAGATGTTGCGCAGCGACTGGACGCAGATTTCTTCCTATTGACCAGTGAAATTTCGTGCCTGGTTGATGCTCTGGTAAATGCCCTTGGTGGAGAGGCTAAGCAGTGAAAGAGCTGTGCTATGGATCTGTTTGCAGTGGAATTGAAGCCGCGAGTATTGCCTGGGAACCGTTGGGTATGCGTCCGGTTTGGTTTGCTGAAATCGAGCCTTTTCCATCGGCCGTTCTTGCGCTCCGCTGGCCCCCCCCCGCCCCCCCCCCCCCCCCCCGCGGGGCGAAATGACAAAACTTGCCAAAAAAGTCTTGGCTGGGGAAATCGAATCCCCTGACGTGCTCGTCGGGGGAACACCATGTTTTACCGCGGGGCATATGGTTCTTTGTAAAAATGGTTATAAACCAATAGAAGATGTTTGCCCTGGCGATTACGTAGTCAGTCATCTCGGGCGGTTACAACAAGTAAAAAGAGTTGGTTCAAAAATAGCTAATACGGGGTTACTTAATGCCGTTGGGCAGCCTTTAGGTATAAGAACAACCAATGACCATCCCTTCCTGGCTGTTCGGTGGAAAGCCCAAAACACCCGGAAAAATGGCACATATTTTAAGAGAGAGTTGTTGTCTGAACCGGAATGGCGAGCAGCATGTGATATGCCGGGATATCAATGGTGCGCTCTAACTAATTTCAATATTGCATCTCCAGATATTTGTTCTCGGTTCTTGTCTGAAGAACAGGCTATGTATCTTGCGGGCGCTTATGTTGGCGATGGATATATTAGGAGATGGAGAGGTAAATCTAAGAAGGCGGTTGTTTTTGGCATAAATTGCCAGAAATTGAGAAAGTTTCATTGCCGCATACCAGAAAACATATTTTCCGTGGCAAGCGAAATCCGAGGGAGCATCAAAGTAACCTTGAATGATACGTGTTATGCCAATTGGCTTAATGAACATTTTGGCGAGTTAAGCCATGCTAAGCGTATCCCTGCATGGGTGATGTCGCATCCATTGCGTCATGTGTTTTTACAAGGCTATCTTGATACTGATGGGACACCAAGTGGTAAAGCGGGATTTAGAATTAATAGTGTTAGTCCTGCGCTTGCTTGGGGCGTTGCGGGGTTGTCACAGACTTGTGGTTATGTTTCTTCGGTCAGCTTTATTGAAGTTGAGCCCAAAAAAGTGATCGAGGATCGCGTGGTAAATCAACGGAATTATTATCAGGTAACAATCTGCCCGCAGAAATTGTCACGTAAATCAAGATTGGCTCATGGAATGCTTTTACGAACAGTCAAAGAGTTTAAATCGGTAGGCCTAGATACTGTATACAACATAGAAGTCGAAGGTGATCATTCCTATATCCTCAATGGTGCGGTGGTCCATAACTGTCAGGCATTCAGTATCGCGGGATTACGTGGTGGGCTTGATGATGAGCGTGGCGCGCTAACTTTAAAGTATGTGGAGCTTGCAAATGCAATTGACGACAAACGGGCTGAGTCATTTCTCAAACCAGCCGTTATTGTCTGGGAAAATGTCCCAGGAGTCTTGTCATCGGCAGATAACGCCTTCGGATGTTTCCTTGCCGGATTGGCTGGAGAAGATGCGCCATTTGAACCAGGTGATCGACCTGAATCAGGAAAAAGTAACGCGTTCTGGCGGTGGGATGGCAAAACCGGTTGCCATGCTCCAAAGTGGCCGCAGTGTGGTTGTATTTATGGGCCGCAGCGAAAGGTGGCCTGGAGAATCCTTGATGCCCAATACTTCGGAGTGGCACAACGACGCCGACGCGTGTTTGTTGTCGCAAGTGCTCGAACAGACCTCGATCCCGCAACGGTACTTTTTGAGTTCGAAGGCGTGCGCCGGGATATTGCGCCGAGCAGAGGCGAGGGGAAGGAAACTACCAGATATACTTCAAACATCGCTATCAGATCTTGCGATGATACAAACATAGTTGCCATGGCACATGGGCAAGGAGGGGCTGAGATAAAAACCGATAATTCGGCACCAACTTTAACATGTAACCATGAAGCACCAATTGTATTGCTCGGCGACGGTAGAATACGCCGTCTTACCCCTGTCGAATGTGAAAGGCTGCAAGGTTTTCCTGATGGGCATACGTTGATCCCTACGGAAAAGCGTAAAAAAGTTTCTTCAGATGAACTGGCATACCTTCGCAATAACTATCCTGATTTAAGCGAAGAAGAGGCCGCGATGCTTGCAGCTGACGGACCGCGTTACAAAGCGATCGGCAATAGTATGGCAATACCAGTAATGCGCTGGATTGGCGATCGGATTACTAAGGCCGTATGTCGGCAGAAAGAAGGAAGTGAAACAAAAGAGCGAAAAGTTAAACCAGCGGCAGAATTCGAACGGTCCATATTCAAATGGGCTGGTGGAAAATTTGGTGTTCTGGAACAAATCTTTCGCTATTTGCCAGAAGGGAAGCGCCTGATTGAACCTTTCGTTGGTGGCGGAGCTGTCTTCATGAATGCCGGATACCAGGAAAATCTGCTAAATGATGTGAATGCTGACCTGATTAACTTTTACAAGACTCTGCAACGCGAGGCGCATTCACTTATCACTCTGGCACATCGTTTCTTCCAGGACTACAACACACAGGAAGGATACCTGGCAGTACGGAATGCGTTTAACAAACAAGTCTATGATGATTTACATCGCGCAGCGGCGTTTTTGTTCCTGAACCGACATTGTTTTAACGGATTGACGCGTTACAACCAGGCCGGTGAGTTCAATGTCGGTTATGGGAAGTATAAAACTCCGTATTTCCCATTACAGGAGATGGAAGCCTTCCTCGGTGCGGAAGGGCGGTCTGAGTTTGTATGCGGTGATTTTGCAGCGGTGATTGAAGCTGCCGGAGAAGGAGATGTCATCTTTTGCGATCCGCCGTATGAACCGCTTCCAAATACAGAGGGATTCACGAACTATTCCGGTCATGACTTTAAGTTTGAAGAGCAAAAACGCCTGGTGTCTCTGTTGACGGATGCTCATCGTCGAGGTGCAAAGGTTCTCATTACTAACAGTGGCGCGCCAAACATCAGAGAGCTTTATCATGACAGTGGCTTCAGAGTGGAACCTCTTTTTGCCAGACGTTCTGTGTCTTGTAAGGGGGACACTCGAGGTGTAGCTCATGACGTTTTGGGTATATTGCTCTAATAAATTTATTAGTGTAATATCGCCTCAATGAATCGTGATTTATAGAGCGATTTAGCTGTTAGCCGCGACAGGCGCGGCGGTAAGCATGGCTGGGCCTAGTCCTCCCAGACAAACCACCGAGTTGCCAGGTTGACCATGCGCCTAAGTGGCAACGCCGAAGTGCGTTACGAGCTTCCAGTTTGCCCATCTTCGGGTGGGCGTTTTTTTCAGGGTTTTCGTCATGGTTAGCGACTTTGCGGCGGTTTAGAAACTGACCATTAAAGTAAATGCAAACGATGATCTTATGATGGTAGCGGCCTAAGAAGCCAGATGCCACGGGGTATGAGTCGTCCCCCGTCAAAAAATCGACCGCAGAGTGTCCCCGTCTGTGTATTAGGGAACGGGGAGGCACAACAGGTAAGGGCGCTGGTGTGATTAACCAGATGAACGAGAAGGGGCCATCTGTTGGTCAGCGTCCTTTCCTGTTGCGTTTTCTTTTCAGCGTAACAGCGGTGCTTAACAGCACTTTGGGTACAGTTCCACGAATTTACGGGTATATCCCGTCATGCTGAAGGCGCTAATCACGCTGGAAGCCAGGGTTGTGCATCCCCTGTTACCGAATTGCAGCTAGGGCGAGGTGCGCCGAAAAGCATACGGAGGTGGAAGCCCTCGCCGGAGACGTACCCGGCAAGTGATGGTGTAGCTCAGCGGTTAGAGCGGTTGACTGTTAATCAACGGGTCGATGGTTCAAATCCATTCACCATCGCCAATGCCGGTTTAGCTCAGTTGGTAGAGCGCCTGCCTTGTAAGCAGGATGTCAGCGGTTCGAGTCCGTTAATCGGCACCAGCACAACAGGTAAGGGTATTTTGCGACGTCGGAGATCGCCGAGCTTGGCAGAGGGTTCGAATCCCTACGAAGTACCCTTACCGTTGTGATGAATGCGCAGGCTGATGCGCGAAAGACATTGCAGCTATTGCGGAAAAGAGCTGTTCGGCGGGGCAATTAAACGCCCGTGAGAGTCTGAAATAACCGCAAGCCGGAGATCAGCACCGGTCATCACAACACAACAGGTAAGGGCATTCTCCCTTATGGAGCTTGGCTTAAATGCATCGAGTGCTCTTACCGTTGTGATGAAGTGCAGCTCTTTGAAGCAACCAGAAGATAAGCATCTGGCTTCACAACATAAACCGCAGGAACGACCAATAAACGGTAGTCCGTATGGAGAACACCCCGTTGAGGAAGAGGCCTGGCCGGAACCGTAACCGGCACTACAACGTTGAGAACACTGGCGTAACGGGGTCATATCCCAATCTACGAATAAATGTTGCGTTGCAGCGTGACAACCAGTGTTCTCAACATTGTGGTGAATGCACAGGCTGATGTGCCGCAACTACAGTAGTGCGCGCTTTGCGGGGCTTGCTACAACCCTGTGTCGGAGTTCAGCACCGACCATCACAGTTTGATTCTCTGGCATGAGCATAACGCTGAAATAAGTCCAGTCTGGTGCGGCCCGATCACCCGCCGTTAGCTCCACGAAACGGAGCACGTAACAGGTAAGAGCATTCTCCTGTAACGGGTTCATATCCCAATCTACAGGTCCACCAAGAATGCTCTTTCCGTTGCGGTGAATGCGGCTAAGCGCACGCGGGGAAATGGTTATATCAGTCCATTCATTTCTCCTTGTTTCCCCGTCCACGGTGGATAACCAGCCAAAGGACACCGGGAGGAACCCGGCACCGCAATCTAATAAATATGTCACTTTTATTGAGGGATAACCAATGTTCGGTAAATTGTTCGGCAAGAAAGTCGCTTCTGCAAAAGTAGAGCTGAAAAAAGTTGAGAATCGCGATCTGATGGAGGCCATTATCGGTGGCTGTTTGTTGGTGTCTGCCGCTGATGGTGAAATCGAAAAAGAAGAAACAGCGAAACTTGATCAGCTTGTCCGCTCTAATCCGCGTCTTAGTCATTTTGGTAACGAAATTACTGCAACAATTACCCGCTTTACCGAGCAACTGGAAGCTGGCTTCCGTGTTGGTCGCATGAATATCCTTCGCGAAATTGAAGATATCAAAAACGATCCAAAAGAAGCGGAAGAAGTATTCGTTAACATGCTGACAATTGCAGAAGCGGACGGTGAAATCGAGCCAGCAGAACACAAAGTACTGGAAGAAGTAGGCCGTCGTTTAGGTCTTCGTGTGGAAGATTATCTGTAATGGCAAGCAAGGCACGTATCGCAATCGCCATTGGTTTTCTCTTGCTGTCCGTGCTGGTGGATTTCACCAGCACAATCCTGTCAGTTTTATCGGACGGGGCGTTGGTGGCAGTAGCTGTAACATTGGTATGGCCGATATTAAAAACAGCTTCTAAGGATCAGTGATGGGCTTCTGGGATTTTGCTGACAAGCATCCAATTGTTCTCGTTGTCATTGCTGGCATAGTTTTAGGCGGTATTGCTGGCGTCATAGAAGCACTCAGGAAACAGTAATCCGGCCCTTTAGCTCAGTGGTTAGAGCTGGCGACTCATAATCGCACGGTCACCGGTTCAAGTCCGGTAGGGGCCACCATATTTGGTTGTAACACGGCGTCTGGCACATGCGTCGTTAGCGGTCTGGTGACGTTAAAAGGGGGGAACCTTGCCCCTAGCTCAGGCAACGAACCAGGTAGCCGGAATGTGCAAGCCACCGTTTGTTGTTTCTCGGGTAAAGGGATTCACCATCCTGGCGATTCGGTGTGACAGCCGGGAAGAGTCCGGCGCATTAATCCTGATTTTCTGGTGATGACTCATATCGTTAGGAGTGATTTGAGTATGCCGATTATATCTGACATTCAGCACGCCTGGGTGGAGTGCTAATGTCTGCATCCCCTCTTGAATCCATGCCAAATTCCCTTAGTGCAGAACAAGCTGTACTTGGTGGCTTAATGCTTGATAACTGCCGCTGGGATGAAGTTGCAGATCGTATAGTTGCTGATGATTTTTATACCAGTGCTCATCGTGAAATTTTCAGTGAGATGGAGAGGTTATTAAGTCATGGCAAACCGATTGATTTGATAACACTTGCTGAAGCACTTGAACAGAACGGTAAATTAGAACGCGCCGGTGGTTTTGCGTACCTTGCGGAGATGTCAAAGAACACGCCCAGCGCGGCAAATATTTGTGCTTATGCGGATATCGTTCGTGAACGCGCGGTTGTTCGTGAAATGATTTCCGTCGCAAATGAAATAGCCGAAGCTGGATATGCGCAGGATGGCAGGGGCAGCAATGAATTGCTGGATATGGCCGAGCGCCGCGTTTTTGAAATAGCTGAAAAACGACAAAAGAGCGGTAGTGGTCCAAAAGATATCGCCAGCATTCTCGATGCAACGGTATCTCGCATAGAAGAGTTGTTTCAGCGACCACATGATGGTGTAACGGGGCTTGATACGGGATTTACCGATCTCAATAAGAAGACGGCAGGGCTTCAGCCGTCCGATCTCATCATTGTCGCCGCCCGCCCATCTATGGGGAAGACCACGTTTGCGATGAATCTCGTCGAAAATGCCGCAGTCCGTAACTATAAGCCCGTATTGGTTTTTAGCCTTGAGATGCCGAGCCACCAGCTGATGATGCGCTCACTGGCTTCTCTTGCACGCGTTGATCAGACTCGTATTCGAACAGGGCAACTTAACGACGAGGATTGGGCGCGGGTTTCTGGCGCAATGGGTATTCTGTTGGACAAGCAGAATATTTTTATTGATGACTCAAGCGCCCTGACGCCGACAGAGCTACGTTCCCGCGCTCGTCGTGTTTATAAAGAAAATGGTGGTTTGAGCATGATTATGATCGACTACCTGCAACTTATGAGCGTCCCCGAGCTGCAAGATAACCGAACGCTGGAAATTGCCGAGATTTCTCGCTCACTGAAGGCGTTGGCGAAGGAATTACAAGTACCGGTGGTGGCATTGTCACAACTTAATCGATCGCTTGAACAGCGTGCGGAAAAACGACCGGTAAATTCAGATTTACGTGAATCAGGAGCAATTGAGCAGGACGCAGACCTGATCATGTTTCTGTATCGCGACGAAGTTTATCACCCGGATAGCGAAATGAAGGGCATTGCCGAGGTAATTATCGGAAAGCAACGAAATGGCCCAATTGGCACGGTGAGATTGGCTTTTAACGGCCAATACTCACGGTTTGATAACTATGCTGGTGCTGACTGGCAAGAGGATTATTAATGCAATGGAATGAGGAAAAGCCGATGAACATCCTGATCATTGGGCGAAAATTTGAAGCTATCAGTGATGTGAAAACATATACGGAAATGTGGGCTTACAACCTGGCCTGCGCCTTTAGTGAGGCAGGGGTAACATTGCAATACCATCGTCCATATTCCCCCGGCGTCGAAAGCCCGGAGGATTATGTTGAAGCTGTGTTGACCGCTGCGACCTCGTGTTCTGCGAAAGCCATTTTAGCGCCAGGATTGCGGTATTTTACTACGGTGCCCAGGGAAATAGGCGTGCAACTGCGTCGTCGATTCACTGGATGGGTAGCCCAGGTATACGACGGTTCTATGCTGGATTCGGCACCAGTCGATATTACTTTTACTGTCCGCGATGATACCTGGCGGTACCTGGATAATCCAGGCAGGTTAGAGCGTCATAATCGTTTTAACAAACATGTTGGATGGGCAGCGAATCAGGATCTGTTCCATCTGGAAACCAAAACAGACGATGTTCTGCGTATTTTTGTAGACCACGCTGCATTTGATGTTAGTGGTTTTGATCACTCCTTAAGTATCCTTATGAACCTTCAGCGTCTGACCGTTCCGTATGAGGCCAGAACGTTGACTGATGACGGATTGGTTACCATTGATCCGGGGAATATTTCGGTAACTCCATACAGACGGACGCCGGTGCCAGCAACCGAATTTGCAGCTGAATTGCGTAAGAGTGACGTGTTTATCGTTACGCATCCCGAAAGCCTTGGATTAACTGTACTTGAGGCGGCAATGTGCGGGGCGTTGGTATTAACGCCTCCCGATTGCCTTCCGCCAGATCGCCTGGCTTTGGTGAACCATATGGTTATCAAGTCGCGGATTGATTGGGATGAGGTTATTGCTCGCGTTGATCGCGTGAAAAATGCTGAAAAGGTCCAGTGTCACACCTGGTCGGCAATTGCGGAAAAGATGCTTGAGACGTTTGTCACGCAGAAACCGTCGCGCGGTAACGGATAAAAAATTGAACCCGTCATAACAGAAAAGCCCGAACGCCGGGCTTTTCTTAAGCCTTGTCAACAGAGACTTGAGCGGCTTTTATGGATAGATTCCCGCTGGCCTCTATCGCCATACTTCCCCCCGCCTTCAGGGCGACATCCGCGCCTGACTTTATATCGAGATTTCCTGCGGAAGAGATGAATGCCGGACCTTGAGAAATGGCATATAACTCCCCGGCCTCGTTGAACCCGATTGTTGTTCCACTTTTCAAGTGCGTAACGGCCCAGGCTCCGCCCGCCGTCCGGACCTCCATTAGTCCGTTCCGCGACGAAATAAAGTCTTTTTTGGCGCTGGTTGATGGTTGTGCTGGTGCACCTTCGACTTCAGGCGGTACATAGCCTTCACCTTGTCCTGACGCTTCAGGCGGCACATTGGGAGCGCCACCGGATGCATCCTGTGCATAACCGATTATCAATGGCCATCGAGAATCCCCATTGTAGGGAAATTCTACCCATACTTTATCGCCGGGCAGAAATGGTGAAAACGTGTTTGCATTGGACAATATAGCTTCTGCCCACGGCAATGAGGCATCTGGTAACCCATCCATCATGCCGACAACGCGTATTTGTGTACGAATCAGACCTTTAGGGTCATCGACGCTTACCACTACAGCCCGATACTTCCCTGTCAAACTACCCATTTACCACTCCTAACTGTGCACGGCTGACAAAACGGAAGCGGTCTTCGAAATGAGTCACGGACATCACTATCATTTTGTCAGGGATAGATTCATCGAGTTCTCCGTCACCTGCCGTGTTATGCACGACAATTTTCAGCGTCGTACCCGGAGTTAGCGCGGCATTTCCTTCCACCAGCATATCGAGGCGGGGGAGAATGAATTTGTTGTAGTTCGCCAGCGCGGTAGGATCGGGATTGCTCGTAAATTTAATGGGGTCTTCCTGGTTACCTGAGTAAACCACACCTTTGGTCATGTTATAACTGGCCATTCTGTAATTGTGGCGGCGCTGGTATTCATAATCGGCATTCAGGATGTTGAACTGACTAATTGTAAATCCGGATGTGTTGGGATTGGCGGACTCATAAGTAAGCGATGGAGCGGCGTTTGCCATTTTTTCCATACTTTTAAAATTGATCGTCCCCCTGGATGCCCAGCACATAGAACCGGTATCCCGGGCTATCTCCTGCAATACCTTGGTCGGTTTTTCTCCAACATTTAGGTGGTATGTGGATGTTTTTCTGAATGAGTCAGCATTTACCTTCAAACCAGGGGCAAGAGAGGAAACTACGGCTGATGGGGGCTTATCAACAAAATACTGTGCGCTGGTGGACGGAACTTTTAATAACCGCACCGGGTTACTAAACGCGTAAATCAGTACAGTATCGTCCTTGCGCGGCGCTTTAAGAACAAAGAACTCTTCCGAGAAGAGGATGCCGCCATGACCTTCCGGATCACCAAGTGAAACTGTCAGTATTGTCCCAAATTTCACCCCCAGCTTATTGACCACGTAAGCCGTTGAATCCCTGACCATGAGCATAAGCTGGGGACCAGATAGCTCCCCGGGTTCGACATAGGTACATCCTACGATCATTTCGCGAGGGATTTCGTTCTGCCCAATTGAAACAGATTGCAGGAATAGCTGAGTGCGTTTTGAATCAGTTTCTGGGGCTGTGGTGGTCTTTGTGGCCATCTCATTCCTCCAGAATTTTCGCTTTTACCGTTATGGTGCCGGTGGTTTGCTGCATATAAGCCAGGATAGGAAGCTCCGCCACTACTGTGAGGTTCAATCCAACCGCGAACAGCCTGTTATCGGCGGTGCCGGTGGTCAGATCCTGAAATGCGATTGATTTTTGCCCTTCTATGTAACAGGTAACCGGTATCTCATAACCGCCGACATTGGCTCTGTGAGTGAAAGATGCCTGCCCGAGGCTGGCATACATTCGTAGCCAGAATGCTAATGCAGTTGTAACCATCCCAAGAGATTCCTTCTCGTCACTGGCTATCCATAGCGAATATTCCAGTGAGAAAGGGATAGTCGATACCAGGGCTTCAATCTCATCATTTTCATTGGTGACATGCCCTTCATCGTAATTATCCCGGCACAGTTCACCTTCATAAATTGAAAACGCGGGAGAACGAGACAGATTCACAATCGGCATTGCCAGCTTATTTACCGGGCCAGCAGAGGCAGTATCTTTACGCCCGGCGCGATCGGCTTCAAATGACGACAACCACTCCTTCACATCACTAAAAGTGCCGAGCGTTATGCGATCTCTTGGGGTGCGTTTCAGGAACTCCCTGAATGACTGGTTAGTGCGATCATTAAAGCTGACAACTTGTGAGTCGAACGCTTCGTTTAAAGCCTGTGCGAGCGCCGAATCAATGCCATCAATAGTGGCAAATTCCAGCTTACCGGTTGGAGTAAGACCTTTTTTCTTAAAGATGGCCAGTAGCCATTCCTGATTATTCAGAATCACCGATGAAATTCCCTTCAAAGGCGCGTGAAGGCACGCAATAAAACAAACTGCCTACCTTGGCAGTGCCGTAATTGAATATTTTATGGATGTACCAGAAGCGGCGAATGGTTGTGCCGTCTGACAGCTGTTCCAGCCATTCGAGCATGGAACCCACTGGCACATTAACGGCGGCTAACCGAAGGATTAAAGCACTGTCGCTAATTCCCGTATTATCACTGCCGTCGTATAGCGCGTAGAAGGCGTCCATCTCATCCGGGCAGTCGAGGGCCGTTATCAGTTCTGGATCCTGATAGTCATATATGCGTTGGTTCGGTTCTATTATTTCAGATGCCGTTTCAGGTGTATTTTTGTCTCTGTAAGGTATTGCGCGGTATAGAACCGCATCGAATGAGTCAGGGTCTAGCTTGATTGCTTTGAGCCAGTCCATCCGCACAAGGTTATTAAAAACTGCATGACCTTGATAACGGTGGCGCACACCAGAATCACTAAGCAGGCCGTGATCCAGATTGGGAAGGTGATTGTCCTCCACAGGATCAACAATATTACCAACGTTAACACCATCGGTTTCGATTTCAGCATCAATATCTTCCTCTTCAATCAGTTCAGAACCTTCGCCTGGAATATCCGGATCCGATTCGGTGTCCGGGAGGTTATCACCAGTCACTTGTTGTGATGGTTCTGTGTCCTCAAACATGTCATCAAAGAAACCTGCCATCGATTATCCTTTCCGTTTACGGGCTTCGTTAATTTGTGTCTCAAGAATGCTTCGCGCCTGCGCGGTGGCAGCGGCCTTGTCCATTCCCTGACTCATGAAAAACTTTATGAGGTTGTTCGCCTGCGTTTGCAGGGCTTTTTTGAGAGCGTCGGCTTCAGCGCGAGCCTGGGCTTCCCTCACCCGCGATGCTTTTAGTTCGGCATTCTTCCTGTTTGCCGTGGTGCGAGCTTTTTTTAACAACCGGCGAACGTTGTCCGTGGCGCTATCTTTGGCGCGTAGTTTTTTGCCTAATGCATCCTGAGATTTCAGATACAGCTCATACTCACGCGCAGCTTTAGCCTGATCCGTCGTTGTTGTCCGGTTGCGCGCGAGCGATTTAGCCAGTTCGCCTTTGAAATAGGTTGTTGTCTTCCGCTTGTCATCGCCGAAGGCTTCCTGTTCAGCTGCTTTTTCCAGGGCAATAATGATGGCCTTGTGCCATGTGGGAGACTGAAAACGCGTCATAGCGTGCAACACATGTTTGCAGGCTACACCAGTCAGATCAGGGTTGCGGATCTTGGGGAATGCATACTCTTTTGGCGGCGCGACAGCATAGTTACCAGCAGTGGCCATATAACGATACCAGTATTGATGGCGTCCACAATCACAGTCGAAAGATACCCGGCCCTTGCAGAGATCGGCAGCGATTCGGGCTTTTTTCGCACCGTCTTCAGCAATATCCTCAACGGCTTTATCCCATTCCTCAAATCGAATTCTGACACGGTGATGCTGGTGGACCGACTCATCCGAGGCATTAACAGATATCAATGCAAGGTTGTGTTTTAGCCCGAGGAATGTCGCGGCTTTGATCCCTGTGCCATCAGAAACTTTGTTGTTAGCGCGTTTTATATCAATGCTGGTGGACTGCGCCACCAGCTGAGCATAGGTAATGCCGGGTACCGTGCTCTTGAATTTTGTTTTATGAGCCTGCCTTGAGGTGTTGAAGCTGCGTATATCTTCGGGCGTAAAGTAGGTGCCATCTTTCTTTTTCCCAAGGCTGAGGAATGCCTCAAGTTCGCGGTTACGCATCCCCATAATCCTTGGGGTGAGTGTACGTCGCGCGTTTCGCCGATTCTGACGCTGCTGTTTACGGATAAGATCGAAGACCTTGTTAAAGTCTTTTGCACTTAATCCATCAGTCTGATAGCGACCAAGGTTGTCGCGAGCATATTCAGTTGGCATTCATTTCCCTTACGCAATGGATAATGTCCCTATTACCTGGCCGTCGTATTGGAAATGGCGAATCATTTCGCGGATCCAGGTGGCAGGTGGGAGTTTTAATTTTTTGCCAACAGTCATACCCTGAGACTCATCCTCAAGCCCGGCGGCGAGCGTCACAACCCAGCGTAGCTCTGCTATGCCCCACATACGGTAAGCCAGCAAATCCGGGCGATATTGCTCATCGGGAAGAACGTAATAAATCGTCAGATTCTTGTCGTTCGATTCACACATAAGCATCACCTCTTTGCGTAGCTCTGCCCTGAGTATTGGATCGGCTATGTTGCGGTCGTCATACCGCGACAGAGGATATTGCCGGGTGCTTTGGGTTGTAGTGATTGATGTAGCCATAGTCAGCCTGCCAGAAATAGATGATGGTGATTCTACCGCTAGTCATTTGTTGATTATTTAACTCAATAAAAGAAAATTATTAGTGCAATTTTGGTTGTGAAATGTATCATTCTGCCCTTAAGTAGGTTCTTCATGAGGAAACAAAATTGGCAGAGCGTGTTGATGATGCAGAGCTGAGCATGAATCAGTTAGAAGCTCTCAAAGACATGGCCATCGATAACATCAGAAAGCAGGCACAGGTCGTGAGTCAGGTATTTACAGGGAAGTGTCGTTACTGCAATGAACCGATTGAATCAGGCATCTATTGTGACGCTGAGTGTGCGCAATGGCACAGGGAAGAGCAGGCTGCAAAACAGCGTAAATATGGCATGCGACCGGCAGGATTTGACTGATTATGTTGCGCTTTACTGAGGAAGAGTTTCAGGCTTTTAGTGAGCGTCGAAATAAGGGGCGGTCCAGGCCAAAAACCAAAAAGGATCCATTCTTATCGCTTGCGCCGGTAAAAGAAGTTTCTCCACATGCGAAGGCACTTGCAGCACTGGCAAAGAACCCAGACCTGCGCGACGGAAATTGCGAGCACTTCGAGCAGGTTTTCATTTTTGATTACTTCGAACGCAAGCACCCTGACATCTATGAGCTGTTGCATGCAACGCCTAACGGAGGGAAACGTTCAAAAGCAACCGCCGGGAAAATGAAGGCTGAAGGGCAGAAAAAAGGTTATCCGGACATGAGTCTCGATAAAGCATGCGGTATTTATCACGGCATGCGAATTGAGCTTAAAGAACCAAATGGTAAAGCCCCGACGAAAGAGCAGATCGCCTGGATGCGCAGGCTTAGAGAGGAAGGTTACTACGTCGTTCTTGCGTATGGTGCAGAACAAGCGATAACCGCCATCCTGGAATACATAAGCCTTAAAAAGGGTGAGGCTATTGAGCATGTATTGAACGGCGACAAGTGGTTGTATTCCACTTAAAATAATAAATTAATTAGTGCACATGTGCTCTTTGATATAGCGCACATTAACATCGGGAGAATAATCGTGTCATTCAAGGTTAATTATGAATCGCTGGCATCGATCATGCCGCGTAATGAACAGGAAGCAGATGCTGTAGTGGACCCGGTAATCGCTGAAATGAATGCTCGCCTGGAGGCTGAATTTGCAGCTGAGAATGAACATACCACCCAGGGCGACTAGGACTGTTTTTTGTGTCGGTAGCGGTCCGTCACTCACTCGTGAGGACTGTGCTGCTATAGAAAAAACTGGCTGTTCAATCATTGCGGTTAACAATTCCTGGCTGATGTTCGATGACATTTATGCCTTATACGCCGGTGATTTGTCATGGTGGAAGCAATACGGTTCCACCATACCGGGAGGGAGGTTCCGCAAAGTGACAGCCAACCTGGCGGCGGCGAAATCATTTTCGTTGGAGTACAGGCGATATTGTGGACCGGCGGAAGGGGTAAATAGCGGCGCGCAGGCTATCAGTCTGGCTGCTGAATCAGGGGCTGAAGTAGTGGTATTAGTCGGCTATGACTGTTCTCTGCAAAACGGCCTTCATTGGCATGGCGCGCACCCTCAAGCCCTACGGAATCCAACGCAGGTGTCTATTTCAAAATGGCAACAGCAGTTCCTGGATACCCGCAAAAAACACGCAGATTTACATATTTTGAATGCAAGTAGGAGCAGTGCAATTCAATGTTTCCCAAGAATAAATTTAGAGGCAGTGATCGCGTTATTATCGTCGGCAGTGGCCCAAGCGCCGCAAACTTTGTTGCGCCGCGCGGAGTGCCGATTATAGCGGTCAATGGGGCTATCGACTGGCTTAACCGCGCTTCTTATTTTTTCACCCTTGATCCATCCCCAGACAATATGCGGCGCGTTGGTCGTGGCCGCCGTCGCCGTGGTGTTTGTTATTGCATGGCACTACCCGATGTTAAAGAACGTGAAGTCAGAGATGGCGTTCTGTGCTTCCGTCGTGTGGCTGAACGCGGCACAGAGCCAAAAAATACGAATTCTCCCGAGTGGTGGGCGTGGCGCTGGTCCGCACATTTCGGCCTTTGCGAAGATGAGAATGAAATTGCCAGCGGCAATAGTGCATATGGTGCTCTGAACCTGGCTTTCCATATCGGATTCAAACATGTAGCCCTGGTGGGCGTTGACGCTACGCAAGAACTACGCGTTCACTCCGGCGGCACGCCAAAAAATCTAAGTCACCTGCCTTTGTTATTCCAGTCTGCGCGTGAACAGATTGACGTTGTTTCATGCGGGAAAATGGGAGGTATTCCGCAGATGACTCTTAAAGAATGGCTGAAGAATACATGATGGCACCCACAATTTATCACCGTATCGACGGTACCAAATACAGGAATGTCTGGGTTGTTGGTGATCTGCATGGTTGCTACACCAGACTGATGTCCGAACTCCATCGTGTGGATTTTGACCCGGCGCAGGATTTACTGATATCGGTCGGCGACCTTATCGATCGCGGTACTGAAAATGTCGAATCTCTGGAACTATTGCAGATGCCCTGGTTCAGGGCAGTAGTGGGGAACCATGAGCTGTTGATGCTCGATGCGTTAAGTCCTGATGGCAACGTGAATAACTGGCTAATGAATGGCGGTCAATGGTTCTTCATGCTGGACGCTGATCAGGAAATATTAGCCAGGGCGCTGGTGGAGTTGGTAAGACGACTGCCCTATATCATTGAGTTGAACACCGGGCAAGAAACTATCGTTATAGCCCATGCCGACTATCCGGATAATGAATATCAATTCGGTAAGGAGGTGCCGCTTTTCAACGTTGTCTGGGCGCGCGAGCGTATCAGTGATTCGATGGATGATATTGGTGGCGAAATTTCGGGCGCAGATCGTTTTATCTTTGGTCACACTCCGGTGAAAAGCCCGAAGACATTCTGGAATCAGCATTATATCGACACAGGTGCCGTATTTTGCGGAAACCTGACATTGAAGAAAGTGAAAGGTGATGGTGCAGCATGAAGATTGCTTTAGTTCTTCGCTCTGGTGGTGACTATAACGCTTCCGATGTGCAGTGGCTGGTTAATCAACTGCCAAAAGACTATGAAATTATTTGCCTGACAGACCTGAAGTGTTTACATGTACCTGGCGTCAAAGTTATCCCATTGATCAACCAGTGGCAAAAGTGCCGTGGCTGGTGGGCGAAAATCGAGTTGTTCCGACCGGATATAACCGATGATCTGTTCTATCTGGATTTGGACACGGTTATTGCCGGTGATATACGCCCAATCCTAGAGAATCCACCAACCAACTTCACCATGCTTAGGGATTTTTACCATCCACAATATCGTGGCAGCGGTGCCCTGTGGATACCAAATAGTGTAAAAGCGCATATCTGGAGTGCATTCTGGCAAGATCCGGAAGGTTGGATTGCTCGTTGTGTTACTACTGAATGCTGGGGTGATCAGGGGTTTTTGCGGAAGGTTATGGGTGATGATACACCAGCATTTCAGGATCTGTATCCGGGATGGTTTGTAAGTTACAAGGCCGATGTTGTGGAACCTGGTTCGAAATATGCGAGCGCGCGTTACTCCAGGGGGAATGGGGCATTACCAAAAGACTGCCGAATAATCTTTTTCCACGGCAAACCGCGACCTCGCGAAGTGTCAGAGGATTGGATTCCCCTTACCAGCTCGTTTTTTGAGCAAGTATCAGAATAATATTGCTCTAATAATTCCATATTTTTAAAACGTGATGTACACTCATCACGTTTTTTATTAGAGCAATTTACAAGGTGCACTATGTGGCCATTCCGACGGAAATATCACTACTGGCTGATCGCCTTTGTTACGCCGACCGGCGGTATCAGGCATGTCATCACCAGGTATCGCAACAAGAGACTCACCTTAGCCAGAATTTTACAGGCTGCCATAGGTGAGGGACTGGATACAAATTGCGTAGTCCTTCCTCCTTCATACTTAGGAAAAATGACCGAAGCACAAGCTAATACGGAACTTTGAAATGAGCACTTCAGCACAAAAGCAATCAATCGAAAATGTATCTATCCCTGATGTCCTGAATGCCGGTATCCCGGCCATTATCCAGAACATCCGGGCCGCGCAACGCCGCGTTAGTTGTGATGACCTCACAGCACGTTTTTTTGATAATGCGGTTCAGTCAGCGGAGATGCTTCACGCACAGCTTATTGATGTTTATAACGCAGAAGCTGATAGCCATAACTCCCTGGTAGATGCAGCTGAAAATATGCAGTTGGATCTCGGTCTGAAGGGTAAAGAAATTGAAGAGCTTCAGCTGCAAATTGAACATTTGAAACGCCAGTGACCTGCTCCCCGTTGATTAGTACACCCC